CTGCTGCCGCGCAGGCGTCGAGATACTGGAGACCGAGGAGATCGTCCATTGAGGCCGTCAAGCAACCCGGACAAGGAGGCGCAGAGGCGTGAAAGCGCAGAGGCGTTGGCGAAGTACCTAGAGCAAGGCGGCACCATAACCGTGGCCGACACCAGTCACTACAGGCGTGAGGCCGGTACGCTGTCCCGGGATCAGGTGGTGCGGACATTCGCCTATCAGTCCCAGATCGGCAAGATTAAGAAGGAGGCAAAGAATGAAGACCGTTGATGACCCAAGCCGCTCGGACGGCTCAACAGCCAGCTACTACCAGCTCCCGGGTGGTGCCGACGAGCTACAGCACCTGATCAGCTACAAGAACATGAACGCCCAGATCGGTGAGATATTCAGGAGCTGCTACCGATACGGGGAGTCATCCCACAGCGACCAGCTCCGGGACGCCAAGAAGATAAAGTTCTACATAGACGCCGAGATATCGAGGCTCAATGGCCCCTTCTGAGGGGCTTTTTTTTGCCTGAATTATTTTCCCTGAATCGACAATTTATAGTTGTCTTTACAACTCAATGCTGTATTCTCTGTCTTGTCTTAACAAGAAACACAACGGAGATCGGACATGACTAACGACATCAACATTGGCGACAAGGTACGCAGCTTTGACTTCCCAAAGCACCGCGACATCGAAGGCCCAGACGCTTGCTTTGCAGAGGGATTTGTCGAGGGATTCAAAAAAATCGGCTGCACTCGGTTCGACATCAGAGTGACCCGCGCTGTTTGGGAGGGTAAAGAAGTGCCAACGGAGGAAGGTACGCGGATTGCTCCGCCGCTTAACGGTACGCCCACCAACATGGGCCGCATCACTGACGGCGTGGTCAAAATCGAGGAGGCCGCGTAAGCGGCCCTTAAGGAGATAGACATGGTAGTTATGGATATTTTACGAGTCACGCCAATCATCGCAGACATGCACGAGTCTGGCCTGTACGCCACCAAGCATAACAACGGTGAGTTCGATGACGATAAGCAGCGATGGTTTGCAGCCGCAGCGGACTGCGGGGTTGTCGGGGACGAGGGTATCGACATGTGCTGGAAGCTGTATCTGAAGTCAGTCGTTTTGACCATGGAGGCCGCGTAAGCGGCCCGGGGAGGAAGGTATGCAAAGCTCACCAAAGGGTAAGACCAGAAAGATTTCTGTGTACTGGCAGGCTGTGTCGCCGCAAGAGGTGCTGACCAACAAGCGGTACAAGATATTGGGCACCCCGCTCACTGATTGGCTCGTATGCAGCCAGTGCAACCGACAGCAGCGTCATCACGCCAAGAATGGTGGAGACTTTGACGCGCAGTGCTGGGAGTGCGGTGCCGACAGCAGCAGCTTCCTGTACATGGACGAGCTGGCCCGGGAGCTGCTTCCAAGCGGCGAGAACTTATACCGATTGAAGCGATGACAGGCCGTTGAGGCTTTGAGGAAAGAAAAGGAGACAGGACAATGAAACTATACCGAATCGACACCCGAGAAGGTTACCACTACGCCACCGCCAAGTATCTCGAACAGGCGAAGCGAGATCTGACCGAAGAAGGATACGAAGACCTGACCATTGAACGCCTCGACTTTGAGATAAGCAAGGCAGGCATCTTCGACGCGCTTGAGGAAGGAACTAACGCAGCAGGGGGCCACGAAACAGCCCTGCGTATCTGGGCCGACGGGGAGTGGGTGTGATTACAGGCCGTTGAGGCTTTGAGGTGTGAAGGGGCTACGGCCCCTTTTCTTTTGCGTGCGGAATAACCCCCGGTGACTTATTCCGCATACTCTGTGTGCTGGGTGTGCTAGGGCAAACCCGGAGCCTGAGATCACCCGGCACACTTACCCGGAGCACGGAAACCCTTATCTTTACTACCCTTTCTCTTAATAAGAGAGAGAGAGACAAGTGAGTCAATGTAAAAGGTAATCCATATGGAAATGAAAAAGACATATCTATAGGTAGGGGCTGCCGCTGCCCCCCCACTGGCGCACCCATATAAATCCCATCCCATATGGATTGGAAAAAAAGACCGGCACAGCGCACTCACCCGGCAACTTCAATGAAATCAATGACTTAGGTGCTCCGCGGCGTGTCAGCCGTGCCGGGTACCCGGTGGCACACCAATCCGGGCGCTAAAACAATTGCAATTTGTATTCACAACCTGTACTTGTTTGGCGCATAATGCGTGGCGTAACTAATTGAAATGCAAGGCATTTGTATGGCAAACGAGAAAGAGATCGACCTCGACGAGCTGTATCGCTTGGCAGAGATCGGGCTGACTGAGGCGCAGATGGCTGCGAGCTTGGGCGTGAGCACTCCCACATTTGAGAGGCGCAAGAAAAACGACGAGCAGTTTGTAAGCACATTAAAGGCCGGGAAGGCCGCTGGTATCAGCGCCGTCACGAACGCGCTGCACAAGGGCGCTGTCGAGGGCGACAAGACCGCCGCGCAGATCTTCTTCCTGAAGAACCGGGGCGGCTGGACAGACCGGCAGGAGGTCGATGTGAGCGGCTCCGTGGGCGTTGACGTGCAACTCGATGCGGCCATCGAGGCGCTGAAGGATGCCGGTATCGATCCATCGAAGCTGTGATGCGGTTGTCAGGTATAACCCGTCGCCTAGGTAGGACGGGGGCTGACGGTCACCTTGGTACAGTTACAACTGTACCGGCCCTCGGACCTGGGAAAAAGTCTAATTAAATCAATGACTTACGAATCTCGATGCCGTCAAGGTTCTGGGGGGCGATCCGGGTCAGATCGGCTTCGCAAATCCGGGACTCCGCTGTGGGGCGGCTACGGGGGGTATATCGAGATACACACTGAGGGCGGTTTGTGGCAGTGAGCACTTCAAAAAAAGCGGTTCGCAAAAAAGGGACTCCTGAGCTGACAGAAGAGCAGCAGGAAAAAGCGGCGGAGATAGCCAAGGCCATCGCTGTCGTAAAGGAACACAAGCGAACCCACCGGCTAGACCACTTCAAGCCCTACCCTTGGCAGAAAAAGTTCTACAAGGCCGGAAATCAAAACAAGCAGCGCCTGCTGATGGCGGCAAACCGAGTCGGCAAGACCGCATCGATGGCGGTAGAGGTCGCGTACCACCTAACCGGCGAGTACCCGGAGTGGTGGAACGGCATCCGCTTCAAAAAACCAACCTCGATCTGGTGCCTAGGGGTGTCAGGAGAGCAGCTCCGCGATGTTGTGGTGAAGGAGCTGTTTGGCACCTATCTAGGTGACGGCAAATTCGACGGCAACGGCCTGATCCGGCAAGACCAGACCTATCAGGTCACACCGGCCATGGGTACGCCACGCCTCCCGCGTGATGTTGCGGTACGTCACGCCACCGGCAACACGTCGCTCGTCAGCTTCAAGTCCTATACGCAGGGCCAGCATGTCTTGATGGGGTCATCTCAGGACTTCATCTGGATCGACGAGGAGCCAGTAGACCCAACGATCTATCCCCAGTGCCTGACAAGAACCGCCACCGGCAATGGCGGCGAGGGTGGGTACGTCACGATGACATTCACGCCAGAGAACGGTGTCACCGAGCTGGTTGCCCAGTTTATGGATAACCGGGCCTCTGGGCAGCACCTCGCAAACGCGACTTGGGACGATGCGAAGCACTTAAATAAAGAGACCAAGGAGCAGCTACTGGCTGCCATCCCCGAGTATCAGCGCGATATGCGATCCAAGGGCATCCCGGTGCTTGGCGAGGGCATGGTGTTCGCGCTCTCCGAGGAGGTCGTTAAGTGCGAACCGTTTGAGATCCCCGGCCACTACAAAAAACTGGCCGCCATCGACTTTGGTATTACCCACCCCACCTGCGTGGTATGGACGGCCTACAACCCAGACAACGACTGCATCTTTGTGTACGACATATACAAAAAAGAGGGCGAGATACCGGCGGTACACGCCTCGGCCATCAAGTCACGAGGGAAAACCATCCCGATGATTTACCCCCACGACGGCGACTCCACAGAAAAAGGCTCTGGCAAGACGCTCGCGGAGATGTATCTGGAGGCCGGGGTGCTGATGATCGGCAAGTTCACCAACCCAGACGGCACCAACTATGTGGAGCCGGGGCTGATGGAGATGCTGGAGCGGTTCCGCACCGGCAGGTTGCAGGTTTTCAGCAACCTATCCCCTTGGTTCGAGGAATTTAGGCGGTATCACCGCAAGAAGGGGAAGATTCACAAGGAATTCGACGATTTGATGGACGCAACGCGCTACGCGGCCATATCGGTGACCAGATTCGGTCAAAACAACGCAGAGCAGCAGCAACTTGGTACAAAAGAAGGATACCTGAGCAATGAATATGACTATTGACGAGCAGGAGCTGCTCTCGACACTGGAGCGAAACATCGACGCAGCCGACACCTACGCCAACAGCGAGGTAGGCGACCAGCGCGACAAGGGCCACCGATACTACTACGGCGAACCCATGGGCAACGAGACCCGTGGCCGCTCGCAGCATGTGTCCCGGGACGTGTTCGACGCCGTTGAGGCCGTAAAGGCCATGATGCTGGAGACCTTCAGCGCCGACAAGAATATCTGCCGCTTCGACCCGCAGTCTCCAGACGATGTGAACACCGCCCGGCTGGCTACGGCGTGGACAAACTACAACTTCTACCGCCAGAACAACGGCTACAAGATCCTCGCGGACGTTATCCACGACGCGCTGGTTGCCAAGACCGGGGTGGTGAAAAGGTATTGGAAGGCCGACTACCGTTACGAGTCCGAGGAGTTCGAGCAGTTCAGCGAGAACGAGTTCAACGTCATGATGTCAGCGCCCGACGTGGAGCTGGTTGAGATGATGGAGGAGACTATCGAGGTCGTGGACGAGCAGACTGGCACCGCCTACTCGCAGCTTGCCCTCTCTGGCACCACGCGCCGCCGCTACGACACCAGCAAGGTGTGCGTCGAGACCGTGGAGCCTGAAGACTTCCTGATCAACCCACGCGCCAAGACCGTACAGGACTCTGACTTCTGCTCGCACCGCATGGCGCGTACCCGGGGTGAGCTGCTGTCTGAGGGCTTCGATCCCGATGTGGTCGCCAAGCTCGACGAGGAGGACATGCTGAAGGAGGATGGCTCGATTGGTCGAGACTCCGTAGATAGCTTCCGCCATGACCGCTTCGGCTTGGATGACGCCCGTGACCGTGAGTATGTGACGCTGTACGAGAGCTACATAAAGCGCCACGACCCCGAGATCAACGAGTGCGTTTACTATAAGTGCATCCACAGCCGCCGGGTGATGCTGGACATCGAGATGGTGGCCGAGATGCCGTTCCGCACCTTCACGCCCTTCCCGCTGCCACATCGATTCTATGGTATGTCGCTGGCCGACCAGCTCTGTGATCTTCAGAAGACTATGTCGAGCCTGAAGCGCGGCGTGGTCGATCACCTGATGCTGACCACCACCAGCCGCTGGGTTGCGAACCTCAGCCTAGTTAAGAACCCACGCGACCTGCTCGATAATCGGGTAGGTGCCGTGGTGGATGTGATGTCTCCCAACCCGGAGTCTGTGGTACGACCCCTGCCCACCCCGCAGCTCAACGGCAACGTCTACACAGCTATCGAGAACTTCGAGCAGGAGAAGGAGCAACGCTCTGGATCGAGCCGGATGTCTCGCGGCATGGACTCGACGGCGATCAGCAAGCAGAACTCAAGCGATCTAATTAGCACATTCATGAACGCCAGCAACCGGCGGATCATGGTCATGTGCAGGAACTTCGCTGAGAACTTCCTGAAGCCGTTGATGCAGGACTTGTATCGGCTGGGCGTGGAGTACGAGAACGAGACCGTGATGCTACAGCTCGACGGTGCCTTCCAGCCCGTAACGCCCTCCGCACTTGGTGACCGCACCGAGATGACCGTGGCGGTTGCCCTGACCCCGGAGGAGCAGCAGGCAGAGGCCCAGAAGCTGCTGACTCTGGACACACAGTTCACGTCCAACCCAGCCGACCCGACTGTTGGCGGCCTCTACGGGCAGCAGCAGCGCCACGCCCTGCTGTCCCGGGCCTTTGAGCTGCTGAACATCAAGGACGGTGCCTCGTTCCTGCAAGATCCAAACGACCCTCAATACCAACAACAGCAGCAGCAGATGCAGCAGCAACAGCAGCAGCAGGCTGAAGAAATGCAGGCCCGTCAGCAAGAGATTGAAAAGTTCCAAGCTGGTATGTCGGCTCGACAGGTCTCTGTTATGGAGGGCCAGCTTGAGCTGGATGTTGTGAAGGAGCAGAACCGCATGATGCTGGAGCTTGAGAAGCAGGAGTTCACTGAGGAAGAGAAAGAGGCTCGCCTGATGCTGGACACTGAGAAGCACCTGCACGACATCGAGCGTGATCAAGCGGAGCTGGAAATAGAACGAGAACAGAAGAGGAACGTAAGCATTGGCTGATCTATCAAGGTTCGATGACCTGCTTAACCGGGCGAAGGAGAAAAAGAAACCCAAGCCCGACATCAAGCAGGTGTTCAAAGAATTCGAGGCATACAGGGCGCAGGCAGATGCCCCTGTGGCTGAGAAAAGTGTGGGAAGTGAAAAACCCAAAAAACCAAAGCAACCCGAAAAGGACTTTTTAGTATGAGCGAAGTAGAAACAATGGAAATGCACGAACTCCAAAGCAAGGCAGACGCGGCCAGCGCGATGATGAACTCGCAGGTGTTCAATGAGGCCTTCCAGATGATGAATCAGGGGATAGTGGATCAGATGCTACAGACACCGGCGGAGGCACCTGCTGAACGCGAACGGCTTTACGCAATGTTTAAAGCAGGCCAGTTGTTCGTGCAGCAATTTGCTACATTAATCAACAACTTAGAGTTGCGTAAACAACAAGAGGCGGATTAGAATGGCGGAAGCAAACATTGATCCGGCAGAGCAACCCTCCCAAGACTCTTCGGAACAAGACACAATTGACAGATTGACCACGCTGTTGGAGTCCGATCTGGACGAACCAGAGGTTGAGGAGCAATCCGATCAAGAGGCCGATGAGGCCGACATAGAGGAAGCAGAGTTCGAGGAAGCGCCCGACGAGGAAACCGAAGAGGCTGAGGAGGTCGATGAAGACCCAACCGATGAAGCCGAGGCGGAGGAATCAGAAGCTATGTTCGAGGTCGATGGCGAGAGCCTGAGCGCCGAAGAGCTAAAGCTGGGGTATCTCAGACAAAGCGACTACACAAAAAAGACGCAGGCGGTAGCCGAGCAGCGGAAGGCTTTTGAAGCCCAAACCGCAGAGGCCGAGGCGACCATGAATGCGTTGATGTCCGCCGCTGGCGCTGACATTTCGCGTTTTCAGAACGTGAACTGGGAACAGGCCGCGATAGACAACCCTGATCAGTATCGACAGGCCAAGGCGGCCTTTGAGCAGGCACAGTCCACCTACAACTTAATTAAGGCGCAGGCGGATCAGTTCCAGACTCAGCAGCAGCAACAGACCGAGGCGGCGCAGAAAGAGGCCGCAAAAGAAAGTCTGACTGTCCTGAAGACCAATATCCCTAACTGGAATAACGATCTTTATTACAAGATCGGGGAATACGCTCAAGGTTTAGGTGTCAGCGGTGAGGAGTTCAATAAGGTCTCCGATCACCGATTGATTACCGCGCTGTGGAAGGCCATGCAGTTCGATCAGGCAAAACAGGTGACGGCTAAGAAAAAAGCGAAGTCATCACCTACTAAAACTTTGTCAGGCTCCAAAGCTGACTCGACAAAGGCCGTTCAGTCCGAAAGCGCCCGTAAAACACGGGAGCGATTGAGAAAGTCCGGCACTGTTGATGACGCAGCGGCAGCCCTCTTGAATAGGATGAAATAACATGCCAACAGTAAGCGGCACTCTAAAAACTTTCGATCAGGTCGGTAAGCGTGAAGACGTAGAAGACATCATCTACGATATTTCGCCTACGGACACACCCATGCTCACCAGCATCGGAACCTCTACTGCTGGGGCAACTTTGCACCAGTGGCTGCAAGACTCTCTTGCCCCCGTAGCGACCAACGCTAACGTGGAAGGCGCGGACGCAGGCACGGCCTCTACCATCACACAGACCGTCAAGACTGCTAACACGCAGATCTTTGACAAGGTTGTGCAGGTATCAGGAACCGCCGAAGCGGTAGGCACCTATGGCCGTACAAGCGATCTGGCGTATGCCATCGCCAAGGCCGGTAAGGAAATCAAGCGCGATATCGAGCACAGCTTTGTAGGCGCTGGACAGGCAGGCACCGCTGGTAACAGCAGCACTGCACGTCAATTGACCTCCGCTGCCAACCAGATCAGCGCGGCCACCACCAACACCGCTGGCTCGAATAGAGCACTAACGGAAGCACTCGTCCTCGACGTAGCACAAAAAGTGTACGAAAAAGGCGGCGATGCCTCTCAGATGCAGGTAACACCCTCGCACTCTGTAGTGGTTGCAGGCTTCGCTACGGCCTCTGGTCGCCAGCGAGACTTCGGCAGCAGCACGACTGTTGTGAACTCGGTAGACATCTTGGTAACGCCATTCGGAACCCTGAATGTTGTGCCTAACCGTCTACTCAACGCCAACACGTCTCTGATCCTCGACACCGAGTATTGGTCACGCGCAGTGTTGCGACCCATGCAGACTGTTGTACTGGCTAAGACCGGCGACAGCGACAAGCGTCAGATGCTGACTGAGCTTACCTTGGTGTGCGAGCACGACGAGGCAAGCGGCAAGATCGACGCACTGACCGCGTAAAGTTTGCTCATCCCTCCCCTGAGCAACGGCGGCCCCTTCGGGGGTCGCCACCCTTTTCTTTTGAGGTGGAAGAATGTCTGAATTGAAATCCCATATTGTTCACGACGAGATGGAGGACAAGCTGCATGTGGCCCACACGCAGGATATCGCCCCTATCATCGCGGACAACATCGCCCGATCTAACGAGATCGACAAGCACGCCAAGTACGGCGAAACAGAGCGCGTGGCCTCTATACCTATGGTTGTAGTAGTCCAGTGGATGCAGGAGGGGATCAATGTCATAAACCCCACCTACGAGGATCAGAAGAAGATCAAGCAGCGCCTGAACAGCCCGGAGTATGCGTACCTAAGAACCCGAGGCGGTAGGTTATGAGTTTAGCTAACTATGGCGATTTAAAGTCTGCTGTAACCACATGGTTAAACAGGGACGATTTAGACTCTCAAGTCCCCGATTTTATTGCACTGGCAGAGACTAGGCTCAAGAAAAGATTTAAGGGCGTTACCACTTTATCAGACGTAGCTCCCACATCGGCATTTCTTACCAGCTACCCCGATGTTTACCTCTACGCTTCACTTGTTGAGGCAGAACCTTTCTTGCAGAACGATCAGCGTTTGCAAACGTGGCTGTCCTTGTATGACAGAGCATCCGCCGAGATCAGGATTGTTGATACCGCTGCTACTCTCACCACCTACGCAGGTCTAAAGGCAACGGTTGCGAGCTGGTTAGACCGGGCCGATATCGATGACGCCATACCCAGTTTTGTTGAGCTTGCGGAGAATCGTATTTTTCATGAGCTTCGCGCTCCAGTGAACGAGAAGACGATTCTCCTGACTCTGAGCAGCGACGGATATGCGACTCTGCCGTCCGACTTCTTAGAGGTTGTGGATGTTTTTTGGAACTACAACCCGCTATCCCGAGTAACTCTTACACAGCTACACAGCTATCTTGAGCGCACAGGCGTTGCGCCAGAGGTGTTTGCACGAGAGACCTATCGTTTTCGTTTTTTCCCTCTTCCTACTGTTGAGGAGAGTGACGAGCTAAGAATGATTTATTATTACGACCCCGGCAGGTTGACTGACAGCTCGACTAGCAACGTGGTTTTTGCCGCAGCCCCAGAGCTGTATTTATACGCAACACTGGCAGAGGCGTCTAACTATTTAGGCATGGACGGCTCCCAGTACGAGGCCTCCTATCAAACAGCCTTCGGCAGATTAATGCAGCACGCTGTTGTTGCGGAGAACGCGGGAGCGACGGCAACAGTCCAAATGGGATACTAGAATGTCTGGATTTTTTAAGGATAACCCGCCTGCCACTCAGGTAGGTTCTGAGGACGCAACCGAGTCCACCATACAAGAGGACGCGGTAACCCAGACCGACACATCTGGTGGCTTTTACCAAGGCTCTCCAGACCAGACCACCACCGATGCCTACACGGCAGATGCTCTGGCGAGCAAGAACGCCGCCGAGGCCGCTAAGGTCGCAGCAGAGGCAGCGCAGGCAGCGAGCGAGTCAGCGAAGACCGCAGCAGAGACTGCGGAGGAAAACGCCGAGACGGCTGAGACGAACGCCGAGACGGCTGAAGCCAACGCGGCAACGTCTGCTACCAATGCGGCAACCAGCGCCAGCAACGCATCGACCAGTGAGAGCAACGCATCGACCAGCGCGAGCAACGCATCGACCAGCGCCAGCAACGCCGCCTCAAGCTCGTCGGCTGCATCGACTTCAGAGACCAACGCGGCGACCAGCGAAACAAACGCAGCTACCAGCGCGACATCTTCTGCGGCATCGGCAAGCTCTGCCAGCGCAGCGAAAGACGCAGCCTTGGCGGCACTGGATAATTTCGATGACAGGTATTTGGGGCAAAAAGCCAGCGACCCGTCTGTAGATAACGACGGCAACGCCCTGATTACAGGTGCGTTGTATTTCGACACCACTAACGATGTTATGCGGGTGTACGACGGAAGCCAGTGGTTGGCTGCGTATGCCGATGTCAGCGGCTCGGCCCTCACTGTCAACAACCTGTCAGATCTGGCGAATGCCGCAACTGCGCGGACTAACTTGGGTCTGGGCAGCGCGGCGACCACCGACGCGACTGCATACGCCACCGCCGCTCAAGGCACAACCGCCGACAACGCACTGGCGGCTTCTTCGGTCAGTACCTTTGGTGGGACGCTGATCGATGACGCAGACGCGGCAACGGCTCGAACCACACTGGGCCTTGGAACCGCAGCGACAACCGACGCAACGGCATACGCCACCGCCGCTCAGGCTGACCAGACTGTATCGCTGACAGGCTCTGGTGCAACTAGCGTGAGCGGCACATACCCGAACTTCACGATCACAAGCACTGACACAAACACCGATACCAACACCACTTACACCGCAGGCTCTGGTATCACCTTAACGGGCACCACGTTCTCTAATGCTGCCCCAGATCAGACTGTATCACTGACGGGTTCGGGCGCTACTAGCGTGAGCGGGACGTACCCCAACTTCACGATCACAAGCAC